CCTTGTACTAATAATGAGAACTTACGTGCAAAAATTCTGTAGTAAGGGTTAGCTTCTGAATCAGGGTCTTGAGTGAACGGTGCATCACCACAATAGAATGCTGGGGTACCACTTGTTACAAATGCGTTAGGTACTGTTATACCACTAGCATTTTTGTCCATATGGAAACCTCTACTTCTAAAGTTCCAATCTTCACCTGTAGAATCTGTACAGATATCTAAAGGAAGTTGTTTACCTTTGTAAGAGTAGTAATCAACGTCAATACCTATAGTATCAGAAATACCTAAATAAGTTCTACGTACATTATCACCGTTACTTCTTGTAATATCATCAGCTCCTGAAGATAAACCAAATGGTGGGTTATATACTACCTCACCTGGATAATCATATTTTTGTTTAATAATTGGGAATGGAGGTCTAACACCCGCATACTCTCTAAAATTGAATCCTAAGAATCCACAAGGTAATGCGTCAATTGGTGCATCTTCATTAAGTTCAATCATAACATATTTAGAATTCAATGCGTACTCACCATCAATGGTACCAATTTTCTTCGCAATGAATGAGTTATCATTAGGGTCCATATTACAGTTAGTAAATTTTTCAATAACAACTGGATTTGCATCTGAGTCAAAGAAATCTCTAACTAATACGTCAAAAGTTCCGTTATTAAATGAAATGTTTGCAATTGAGATTTTAACTTCTGTGTTTGCCGCTTCACCATCAGCAATTGTTGTAAATTTAAATAAGTTGTAAACTTTGTTACCTCTTAATTCAGATACAATCCATGGTGATGTTGGTGATTGATATTGTTCTAAATACCAAGCAATTGATGTTGGGTCACTACCTTGTCTTGCGTCAGGTAATGCGGTTAAGTCACAACTTAAACCTCTAATAAATCCTTTTCTCCATCCGTAATTTAATAAAGCTTGGAATCTTTCTTCTACAAATAAAGGAACAACTGTTCTTGGTTTTGCAAAGTTAGATGAACCAAATACTTTTGGTAAGTACTTAGGGTCGGAATTTTGGAATGATGTTTCAAAGAAGTACTTATCACCATCTTTACTTGTAATATTAATACCAAATGTTGCGTATGGATTTTTAGTAACACCTGAATAAGAACCTGAACAGTTCATAGTGACATCCGTTAATCCACTAACCTCATAAACAGGTCCGTTATCGGTTGAGTATGTTGCTAAACCTCTTGAACGAAGTGTTGCGACTACTAAGTCATCATAATCTGTGAATGCAGTTCCTGAATATACATAAATTCTACCAATTAAAGTACCTGTGTAACAATTAACAGGTGCAAATGTTGTTGTCGTTGTTGTTGCGGTTGGGGTTGGTGTAACACAAGGGTTTGTTGTTGTCGTTGTTGTTGTTCCTGGGAAAGTTGTTGTGGTTGTTGTAACAGGTGGTGTTAAAGTTAACCCTGTAACAATAGACCAAAATGAATAACCACTATAAGCAGCACTACCAATATTGTCAAATAACCCATAATACCAAGGGTCATTTTGTGGTGCCGCATAATCAATTACACTAGCATCAACATTATTAACACCAAATACGTTTGTTTCATCAGTAAAGATAGGACTAAACGCATCATAAGTTTCTCCTGAAATAGCACCATAATAATAAATTGAGGTGTTCTCTAAAGATGGTGTGTTTAATATATCGAAAATTTGATTGGTCATATTTGTTCTAACCGTAGATAAACTACCGTCAAACAATTCATATGGAATATCTAATTTCACCGCAATTTCTGCGGGAATTTGTGTTGGGTCAACAAATGATATTGAACCAAAACTGTTATTACAACCTGAGAAATCAATTGCAAAGTCAATTGTTTGATAATCAACACATGTGTCGATACAATTAACCGTAGTTGCACTTTCACAATAGAAATCTACTGTAGATGGGTCTACGTTTGCTTTAGTTGTTATTGTCCATGACGGACCCGCATCATACCCCGATAACCCTAATACTCTTGTTACAAACAATTGGTTAGATTGTTGTAAATAAGATTTAGCGATATAAGCCGCTTCATATTTTGGTATTTGCGTATTTATGAATTTTTCTGGAGACGTTCCTCCAAAGTAAGTTGAGAATTCGTCGAAGTTTGTAATAAAAATAGGTTCGAAGGCTGGACCTTTTATTGTCTCCCCTACAATACCTAGTGTAGTAACCCCTACACTCTGTGCTACGAAACTCAAATCGACTTCAGAAGTATACACCCCAGGTGATACGAATACTTTACTGTTTGTTGCCATTAGTCTTGTGTTTTCTTAATTAATTTATTTATAGATAAATATTCTAAAAAAAACCAAAATACTTTACTTTCCTGCAAGTATTTATTATTAGGTAGAATAAATTCTGCCTTTTTTCTACCATGGACAACAACAAAAAAAAAATAAAGAATTTAAAGATATCAGTTGAGTCTCATGATGTCTTAAAGACCTATTGTGAAAAAAGAGGGATAAAAATGTATCGTTTCTTAGAAAGACTTATTTTTGAGAAATGTAAAGAAAAGCCCGATATATACGGTGAGAATTAAACTAATAGATTATTAAACTTAATTGTACTGTCTTTATCGTTGTCATTTTTAACTACAATTAACTTGAGTGTATCATTAGTATTTAACTGAATTTGTTCAATATCTATACCGTAATAGTCGTTATTAATATACACTTCAAACGATTCAACATTGTCGGAATCACCTAAATTTAGGTCAACAGTGTAGTCAAAAATTTGTGTAATAATATTATTTCCAACAACAAATAAAACATCTAAAGTTGTACTTGCGGGGTTTGAAAGTTTTTTTGGTTGTTTTCTTGTTGTCTGAGTTTCAAACTCAACAACCTGTAATATTCTAGAAACTGCGGGAGAAACCTCAAACTCGTCCTCATCAATTAAAAAACCAAGTAGTGTAAATTCATAACTTTGTACATAATATTTTCTTTTCTCTAAATCCATTACAGATTCATCACTAATGTTTCCCATTACAATTGGAATATAATGACCTTTAATTGAGGTATAGGCTTGTCTTGACGCAAACATTTCAATTATATTTTTATTGAAACTGTTTAGTTCTCTCATTCTGTTACACACTATCTTAACATTATAGGTAATATCAACAGGTACAGGTTGAGGTATTTTATAAATGTCCGCACCATGTCTTTGTCCATCCCAAGTGGGTACCTGAGCATAGAAATATTGTTTTCTATTAGGAATATTGTATAGAGTTGCTGGGTTAGTTCCAAACTTAACCTCAGGAATACGAACAACAGTTATGAATGGCGGTTCAGTATTCTTATCAATATTTTGAATGTTCCAAGTTTCCGTAAATTGAGACCAATTTTGAGTTGTAACTAAGATATCGACCATAGGTATTACCTTTCCGTCAACAACAGTCTTTAACTCTGTTTTAACAAAATTTAAAAACCCACCATCTAAATCGGCATGTAATATTGATTTAGGAAGATAGGTACCGTCTCTATTAATCTTATCAACCAATTCCTGTCTTCTAGGTAGAAGGGTTTTTGAACTCGTTAAAGGAATATTTTTTTTAATTTTAGGTAATGGCATGTTAATGTTTTATTATTTCGTTTATTACGAATAATTTGTTTTTCAAATTAACCATATCAACTTCTTTCGCTTTGTATACAGGACTTTCATCCGATTTATACACAAAACTATCGTACTTGTAAGGGTTATACATAACCACATTATCTGTTGGTTCTTCAGGAATATTTTCACACGGGTATTTACAATAATCAACTAAATCACCAATAACAAAAGCGTGTACATTTTTAGACATTTCACTTCTAACTCTTTCTTTACCACCTTTTCTAACCCTAAATTCAACATCTTTTAATTTAACATAATCGGCATGTAATATAACTTTTGATTTATATGTTACAGAAAAAGTGTGCTTGTGTAGATTATAATAAACCATTACTCTCTTACCTTTAAACTCACCCTCAGAAGTTTCTTCACTATTATCAGTTCCACATTTATTACAAATATACGGGTCATCACCACCTTCAGATAAATCCCAAGACCAACCACATGAATCACAAATAACTTTGTTGTTATCCATCAATTCTAATAATCGTAACGCCTGTGTTTCGTTAATTAATATCTTCATCTTTTTTTTAGGGCTTCTTTGAATCCTCTTTTTAGTTTATCGTTATACACCCCTGAAATAATCATTAAAAAGTCAAGTCTTTTAAAATTAATATTAGGATATCTACTTATAAATATAGTACTAACTCTTTGGGATACCCAATTTTCATATACCCCAAAATTGTCAGGTCTATTACCTGGTAAACCACTTCTAATATCATTATTCAAATGATGAATAGCGTAATCAACAAGGTCACTTATTTCGTATACTCTTCTTAATACCTCCACTTGAGATTCTGTTATTACTATTTTCATTATAACCCTCTAAATTCGTTATTAGTAACCGCTGAAGCCATAATAGTTCTATAAAACGGTTTAAATCCTGCATACGTATGTTTATTATCTGAAATGACTCTTCCGTCATTATTTACGGTATAGTATCTAACTCTATCTTCTGTTTCGTAGTAACCAATATAATCACCGTAACTAATATCAATACCTAACTCATCCAATTGTCTTTGATAAACCGATACTTTAATATTACCTGGCTCAAACTGTTCTATTTTTGAATTACCTAAGTATTTATTTTCAGGTGCCATAATTTGAACATACCCTTTAAACTCTATTGGTGGTAAAAATTTAATACCATCACTAACAGTCTCACCATAAACATCATCGGTTTTTGTTTTTAATCTATCAATACGGTAAAGAACTAATGTAAAGTTCATATCACCATATAACCATTCCTCCCCTATTGAGAGGTCTAAGTTAAAATCTTCATCCCCGAAGAATTTACCTATTCTAGTAATTGGAACTTTATTAGTTGACATATTGATAAATATTAAAAGATTACTTATTTTTAACTCAAACCAAATCTTTTGGAAAATAATATAGAAAATAACAAACCTCTATTAGAGAGAAGAGCCTTAGAATTACTTGAAACTTATTCAGGGGCGAATAACTATATCCTAAAATTAAAAACCCAAAAAGAATCTAATAAGAAATTTTATCCTACAAGAGCCCAATCTGATTATATTATTAATTATTACGATGTAACACCTAAAGTTGGAAAAAAATGGGTTGACCTTGACCCTTATTTTGCCAAAAAAATTGCAGATGAAAAATTATTAACAACAATACCTGAACAAGTTTGGGTTGAAAAGTTATTGGTTGAGAAAGACAAAGCGTACCATGTTTGGGGAAAAGTATTATCGGGGGAAACTATACACGAGTTTTGGTTACCTAAAGGAGCTTTAATTAAAACACACACAATTAAAAATGTTGAGGTAGATTATTCAAAGTACTCTCACAGACCTCCCTTAGAACATCAAAAAATTGCTATTGAAAAATTAGCGGGGTCTAAAAGATTTATTCTTGCGGATGATATGGGTTTAGGTAAAACAACCTCAACAATTATTGCGGCGTTAGAAACGGGGGTTAAGAAAATATTAATTATTTGTCCAGCTTCATTAAAAATAAATTGGCAAAGAGAGATTGAAAACTACACAGATAGAAGTGTCTATATTGCTGAAGGTAAAAACTTTTCACAAGAACACGATTTCATAATTGTTAATTATGATATTCTTAAAAATTTTTATGATTTAAAAGATAAGGAAAAATCTGAAATATATAAAAGTAATTTTGACCTAATCGTTATTGATGAAGCTCATTATGTTCAAAACGGTCAAGCACAAAGAACTAAATTAGTTAATAGTTTTGTTAAAAGTGTTGATAAACTTTGGTTGTTGACAGGAACACCAATGACATCAAGACCTATGAACTATTTTAATTTATTATCACTTATTGAGAGTCCCGTTGCTCAGAATTGGATGGCGTACGCAATTAGGTATTGTCAAGGTTATCAATTTAAAGCGGGAAATAGAAAAATTTGGAATGTTACAGGGGCATCTAACTTAGAGGAATTAAGAGACAGAACCTCAAGACAAGTATTACGACGTTTAAAAACTGAGGTACTTGATTTACCTGATAAAATAATATCACCAGTCTATCTAAGACTTAAATCTAAATTATATGAAGGTTTAATGGGAGAGTACTATGATTGGTATGAAAATAAAACAGACGAATCTTCATCGTTAACGGTACAATTTAGTAAGTTAATGAAGGTTAGACAAGTCATTGCTGAAGAAAAAATTAACGATACGATTGAATTAGTTCAGAATATAATTGACCAAGGAAAAAAGGTTATTATTTTCACTAATTTTACAAATACATTAAATAAAATTGCAGACCATTTTGGTAAACAAGCGGTTAGATTAGATGGGTCAACCTCTAAACCTATGAGACAACACGCAGTTGACCAATTTCAGGATAATGAAAAGATTACAGTTTTTGTTGGTAACTTAAAGGCCGCTGGTGTTGGGTTAACCTTAACCGCCGCTGAGGCCGTAATCATGAATGATTTATCTTTTGTTCCATCAGACCACTCACAAGCGGAAGATAGAGCATATAGATACGGTCAAAAATCTAATGTATCAGTTTATTACCCAATATTTGAAAATACTATTGAGGGAGCAATTTATGACATTTTAATAAAGAAGAAAAATATATTTGAAACCGTTATGGGTGACAATTTAGATAAAGCCGACTTTATTGAAGAAGTGATGAATAGAATAAACAATCGCAGATAATTTGAAACTTCCGCTTATTTATAATAATAAAATAAGCCTTATGAAAAACATTGAAAAAAAAATTGACCTCATAACCGAAAAAATTAAAACGGTTGAAAAAAATGAGAATCAAAAACTTTTCTTAAACGAAATGAAAAGAATTGGTATTGAAAAATTACCATATGCCTACTCAGCCCTGAAACAATTTATTGACGCAGAAACTATGAACTACCATTATAATAAACATTATAAAGGTTATGTTGATAAATTAAATTCCGCTCTTAGTAAAAAGAAATATGGGGATTTAGAGTTAGAAGAAATTATAAAGTCGATAAGTCGATTTGATAAAAACATTAGAAATAACGCAGGTGGAGCATTTAACCACGCATTATTTTGGAAAATGTTAACCCCCGAAACTCAAAAACCTAATGGTGAAGTTTTAACTCAAATTAATAAAGATTTCAAAAGTTATAATTCATTTAGAATTAAATTTGAGGAAGTGGCAAAAGAAAGATTTGGTTCGGGATGGGTTTGGTTAGTTTTAACAAAGACTAATAAATTAAAAATTGTTTCAACAGAGAATCAAGATAACCCTTTAATGAATGTTGTTGAAGATGGTGGTTACCCAATACTTGGATTAGATTTATGGGAACATGCTTACTATTTGAAATATAGAAACAAAAAGGACGAATATATAAAAAACTTTTGGAAATGCGTTAATTGGGAATTTGTAAACAAACTATTCGGATTAAAAGTTGAGTCTAAAATAAATGAGAGTACTACATTAAAAACGGTTATCTCTGAAGGTAAATCTGAAAGATGTAGTAGAGAAACTAACGAGTCAATTAGATTCGTATTCAACATTAACCCAAGAGTTAAGGAAATCTTTAAAATGAACATTAATAAAATGATGAAAGAGGTTTTTCCTGAAAACTTTTATGAAAACAATGAATTTGCCCCTGGTGAGATGTCAGGTGTTTATAATTTAGAAGGTGATGGACGTTCAGTAATTAACAAATTAAATACAAATTATAGTTGTTTTTGTGTTCTACTAAATGATATCAATCAAGTACTTCAAAAACAAGGAAACCCTGAAATTAAAATGATTGGTTTAAAACCATCCGAACAAATTAGTGAAGTTAAAAAACTTGTTAAAGTATTAGACGAATATAAATTTAGAATATTCAACCAAAATTCGTCAACATTTCAAAACCTAATGAAAATTTTAACTCAAACTAATAGTTGGGGACAAAAAAGAGAGGATGAAACTGTTAGGATTCTTAAGAAAAAATTTGGGGATGATAATGTAATCTCTGTTGGTAAATTAGGAAGTAAAGAAGATATGATTGACGGTATTGATTGTGAAATCATAGTTGATGGTGTTAAATTAACAAGTCAGGTTAAACCATTCACATACACAAAAAATATTGATGGAGAAATTCATGTCTCAGGTTCCGCAAATGTTAAAAAATATTCAACCGATTGGTTAATTTTCACAAAAAATAATAAAGAAGTCTTAGTTTTTAGTAATAAAAATACTAAGATAATCGGTGGTCAATATGTTTTCCCCGAATCTGATTTAATTTACGACCTAAATTGATATTTATATAGAAACGAAACACATGGCAATAATACCAGAAAATGAAAGAAGCCCGTTATATACTAAAGTAAGACATTTACTTGGGGCACCTCTACGTTCGGTTGAATTAGAGGACGAACAAATGGATACGTTATTGGAATTCGCAATTGACGACTATTCTCAATACGTACAAAATTGGTTAATCGAATCTCAGTGGTCAAATCTATGGGGATTAAACTTAGACACACAATCTTTATCAAGAGCTTTCGTTACAAAGACATTAGACTTTGAGACGAGGTATACTTACGCCTATTCTAAAATTGTTGGGTTACAAGCTGGTGGTGATTGGGTTCTTAAAAAAGATTATATACAATTAGTCCCTAATCAACAAATTTACGAAATCCCCGCACATAGAGAGATTAATGAGTTATTATGGTTTACACCATCAGAATTAAATGGAATATATTTTGATGCTTTTTCATTTGGAGGTTTAGGTGGTGGTGGAATGGGTGGACCTGGCGGTTTTTCACAAATGGGTAATGCGGGGTCATATTTTATGATGCCAGCTTTTGATATGTTATTAAGAATGCAAGAAATTAATATACAAAGAAGAATTATTGCTGGAGATTTAACCTATACAATAACTGCATTACCTGAAGGTAAAAAAGCAATTCATTTAATGAATACACCTGGTGGTAAGTTTGATTTTGGTAATAGAAATTTAAATAGGGGTAAAGTATGGTATTGGTATTATGATGTTGGTCCTGAAGATAGAGACAAATGTTTAAAAAATAATCCTGATATTATTAAATTACCTTCAGATGTTCCTTTAGATAAATTCTCTTGGACTGAATTAAATAACCCCGCACAACAATGGGTTAGAAGATATTTTATTGCAACTTGTAAAGAAACTTTAGGTAGGGTTAGAGGTAAATTTAGTGGTAACATTAAAACACCCGATAGTGAATTAACCATGGATTACACAAGTTTATTAACTGAAGGTAAAGATGAAAAACTTAAACTAATTGAAGAGTTGGTCGGTGCTGAGGGTACTTTAGCAAGATTAAAACCTGATAAAGTAATGGAGCGTGAAGCTCTGTTGGCTGAGAATCTAAATAAGTCACTTAAGTATAGAGCAATGCCAAGACAAATATATGTAATCTAACATGACTATAAGAAAAAACTTCGGTAGAAAACAAATTAGTGATAAAACATTTATTGGAGACAAGGATTCCCAAACTCTTCAAGCCGTTAAATTAATACAAAATAATTCACTTAGACGTGTTGTGACAGAATCAGAATACGTAACCAATGGTGAAGAATTTATATTAGTTAAAGATATTACCCAATCAAAAATTACATTAAATTCTAATACAACTGAATATATAGTAATTAAAGCGTTAACAAAAGTAATTATCGTACCTATTGAGAATAAAATTGATGAGTATTATGATGAAATTTTAATTGATAAAGGCGCTTGTGTTGAGTTTTTATTAATGAATAATGTTTGGTACATTATATCATCTGATGGATTAAAATTAGAATAACAAAAAGGAATATGTGTTTTATACATATTCCTTTTTGTTTTATTTAATAAACTCTTCCCACCCCTCAGACGCTAACTCATAAATATAATCAGGACTCATCTCTCTTTTATCCCAATATTTAATTTCACCTTCAGATAGGGTTAACACTTCCTCTAAGGTATCTTGGTCACCCTCTCTAAATGGTACTCCATTAATTAATCCACATTGGTCTTTAGTAAAGAAACCACGGTCTTCAGGATTATTAACTATTAATCCGTCTCTAACTTCTTTTTTAAATACAACTAATAGTGGAGCGATTCTCTTATTAAAAGTTGTTATCGCCCTTTGAATATTGTACTCACCTTTCATGTTTGGGTTATTCTCAATCTCATTTGGTTCTAACATATAACAATTAAGTTGTATTACTGAGGTACTTTTATCCTCAGGTTCTTTACCATTTTCTTGAGAAAACAAATCTAATTCTTTTTTAGTGTAATTGTTTTTAGTGATTTTTTGGACATCTCCATGAGACGCTCTTAAACCATTATTTACATAATAAATAACATCCCCTAACTGAATATTTAGATTGTGTTTGATTGCTAACTCCATATGAGCCATTCTACTCATTAATGAACCAGCTTTAGTTTTTTGAGTACAACGTTTTTTATAATCATCTAATGATAGTTTAACTTTGGCTCTTTGAGCAATCTTCATTAGAGGGATTTCTAAATTAAATATTTTCTGAACATACTCGTAGTACCACTCAACAAATTCTTGACCTTTACCCTCAAGTAATTGTTTAACACCTTTATCTAAGAAGTCCTCAATATATAGTGGTAATTTTTTAGATTTAATTGTATTACCTGTTAATTTAACTTTACCACTTGATTCCATAACCGCATAGTTCTTACGAGCCAAGTTAATACATGATGGCCAAGTACCATCAGTATCTAATGCCATTTCACCTCTCATAAATATGTCATTAAATTCTGCAACGTCGGCATCATCACCCGCATATTCCTCGCCTTCTTTAACCTTCCAATTAAGACCCTTACCGATGTAACGTCTATTCTCCCACCCTTCAGGTTTAGAGAAGTTGACACCGTCAGTATCCATTACAAGTGGCGTGTAACCTTTCTTAATAAAGAATTTAATCATCTGACGAAGATATTGTCTACCTGTACAAGTAATTTGTTCCCCCATATACATATCGCCCCATGCAAATACTTGAGGTGCGGATAACGCACCAAACATTGAGTTAATAAAAATCTTAATCGGTAATTGTTTACGGTCATAAGATAATGATTTCTTCTTATCCACGTCATAAAATTCTGATGCCAAATTTTTATACATAATACGAGCATTACGGAAATAAGATAACATTCCTTTCATAGCTCCTCTAACATCACATTCAGGGAATACGTCATGTACTAACTGAATTGATGGGTATAAAGAAGAGTAGTCAAGTTTTAATACGTTTCTTGAGTATCCGACTTTAAGTAGTCTTGATAAACCACCTACGAATTCAGTCTTTTCTTGTTTTTTAGGTATTGCTAATTTGTATTTGTGAGACCAAGCCAACATCAACATTTTCCATAATGTTGCGGTACCCATTGTTGATACTCTCTCATATGTTGTAGGTACCATTGATGCTAATAGAAACGTTCCTTGATTGAACTCGTCATCGACAGTTAACGTTTCCTCTAAGTCATCGTCAAGATAACGTTCAACTATATTGTCACCCGTAACTTTAATGTAGGTACCAGGAAAACGAGTATCTAAATTATTAAATTCGGGTTTATCAGCCCTCTTATATTTTCCATTAGTCACGTTTAACCAAAACTCTTCTTTATTAGCATACATAGAACCAATTTCTTCATGGGGAATGTATACACGGTCAGGAGCTTCGGCATTAATATATTGTGTGATGTATTTCAAACCCGCAGATTTAATACTTGAGTTAATTGCTTGAGCTCTACGGACAGAGTGAATGATGTCAATGATGTTATACCCCCACAACCCTGTTTGAACAAACCTCTCAACCTCGTTAGCAAGTTTTAACATACCATCCTTTTGAGAGATTGGTCTTGATGGGTTTAGTGATTTTGATATCTTTTTAATGTCTAAGTTTAGAGCCTTACATCTTTCAAATATCCAAAACCAGTCAAAGTTAAAAGAATTATATCCACCAATAATTGATGGTTTTAATTCATCAATTATTCTGAAAAATTCTACAATACCTCTTCTTTCTTGGTCTTCGTCAGCACATTCAATAACTCTTTGGAATCCTTTATTAGTTTTAATTCCTATCATAAATATACGACCGTCTTTAGGTTCAAGAGAGGTCGTCTCTAAGTCAAATCCAAGTCTCGTAATATCATTATATTCCTCGTAACCTTTGAATAACCTTTTCTCTCTTGAGATTAAGTATTGTTCTACAGGTGGAAGAACTAAGATTAAATCTTTTGCTCGTTCTGACCATGGGTCTAACCCACCGTCCCTAAAAAATTGTATTAATGTTCGGTATCCTTTTAAAGATTTTACCATGAACTTAAGTCCTTGTTCTAATCTTTCATTACCTTCAGTTTCTAACTTATCGATAACAATACCATATTTGGTCATTGCGACTTTCTGTTGGTCCTTGGAAGATGAATAGAAATTCAAACCCCTTAGGTCACCAACCCAAGCGAATGCCGTAAAAGTATCTTTTTTTATTATCTTACCCTGACCAGGGATTTCTTTAATTTTGTAAATGGAATCTGTTACATAATCGAACTCTATGGCTACGATATGTTCTTCTGGGTCATTTCCCTCAAGGAACGACTTAATTTCTTCTTGTGATATCATATTTTACTTTTTGTGTGGTGTATTAGCTATCACATAGGCGTGACATTTACCTTACAACAATAAGTATAGAATAATGATAGTTTTAAGTCAAATTATTTTTACAAATTAGGAGTCGCGACACCTCTTTTGGATACTACGATTGATGACATTTTGTTTGCGAACTCTATCGACTGATAGATATTTTTGGTTTCAAAATATTTTAAAATAAAAGATGAGGTGAAGGTATCACCCGCACCACTAACGTCAATAGTTTCTTGTGGATTTGGGCTTGGGTAGATAATATCATTATGTTGAGTACCTTTACTACCCAAAGTAATTATTATATTGTTTTTAACCAAACAATTATTTTGAGTATATTCAGATTCGTTTAGTTTCACAAATGTGAACGACTCAATAATTTCGTTAGTTAGTTTACGTTTAGAGTCTAAAATAGATAATTTAGAATTTCTACCAATAAATGTAATCATTTTGTTTGTTAAAAATCCTTTGTCATAATCACTAACAATAACAATATCAAACTCTTCTAAATCAGCGATGTAATCAATATTTAGTTGTGTTAAATTTTCCTCACCCTCATCAACTCTAATAAACATGTGGTTACTTTTCTTCTCAACATAACGAGTTTTGGTTATAACTTCATCTTGACATACGTGAGTTATTATTAAATTTTTTGATAGTGATTTTAAATTTGAAACTACGTTACCTGACATTCCACTATTCTTAACTACATTAATTGGTTTTAATATTGGAACTGGCGCCTCAGGGCATATACGATTGATATCACAATAGATAAAAATATCCTCGCATATTTCACCAACGACTAATATGTTAACCATGACTAATTATTTTTGTTGTTGAGTGGTTACCAATTTTATCAAAGAATAAAACCTCTTTAACTAACTCTGAACCAATAACTGGTTTATCTTTATAATCAGAACCGACTATCATAATATCAGTGTTCCATTTTTTAATTTCTTCTTGTAACTCTTCGTCTGTTGAGAATCCGACAACACTATTAACATGTTTAATCGACCTCATCATTTCAATCCTATCAAACCAATTGTTAATCGGTCTATTATCCCCTTTTAACTCTTTAACACGACTATCTTTATCAATCCCTACTCTTACGTCGCCAAAAGAATTGGCGTACTGTAGAAGTCTTAAATGACCAATATGTAAAACATCAAAAGTACCATTAACCCAAATTCTCATGATTGTGAATCTCCTTTCCAAACACGATAAGAATCCTCATCAAAATGCTCTGTTGATACTTCATAAACAACGCCATCCGTTAGAGCCTCTAATTGATGTGGTTGTCCAGGATATTGTCTAACAGTGTCACCAACCTTTAATATTCGTTCATTAACTTCTGCGGTTTCCGTATTAATCCATCTGTAAATAAATTCACCTTCTTGGACATACCATGTCTCGTCTTTTATCATGTGGTAGTGCATAGAGAACTTGGCACCTTGTTTAAAGTTTAATAACTTACCACAATATAGTTCGTTATTTTCAAATATAATTTCATGACCCCACCCTTTTGGGATGTTACATTCTCTACATTCGATTGTGTTAAAAATTATAGGTTGTTCCATTCGAAGTTTTCCCATTTGTCTAATCTGATTGCTTTATCATCCACGTAATAATCAGCACTTGGTTTACCAAAGTGAATTTCATCATACGGAACATTATGTTTATTTAACCACTCAAAAAGAATTGGCCCTTGTATTGCAGTAATTTTACCAACATTAGATGAAAAGGTTTCCATATTTCTAGCGGTATTAAGAATAATATAGTGTCCTTCAGATTTTAATTTTTGAAGGGTTTCTATAGAATCTTTTTTGGGTAAAACATCTTCATATGTTTCACCATTCTTTCTAAGTTCGGCGATTGTTCCATCGATGTCAAAACAAAAACGTTTTATTTTCAAAATAACTACACGGAGAATTAGTCTACACGTTATTAAAATATAGATAATAATAGGTTTTAAGTAAATTAAAAGAGTATCGTAGTTGTTCTGTTAGGGATATGTATGTTAGTTTTTTTGAAAATAACTTTCAATTCTACGGCTTAATCTAATTCTTGGGTCATTTTCATTTCTACCTAAAACATTATATGGTACCAAAAACCCAAAACTTAAAAAAACTCTTCTTGAGTTAAACTCCTCCGTCCAATGTTTATATAGTGAAGCCTCAAAACAATATAAGTCTTTTTGTTCTATGGTTGGGGATGATTTATCTATAAAAATTTTATAATCTTCAGATAAAACACTTATATTACATTTGTAATTAATGTACCCTTCAACAGATGCGTCGTAATGTGGTTGTATTCTACCTCCCTTATTCATATCAACCGCTTGAAGAAATATATTATCAAGAGGTATATTATTCTCCTTTGAGATTCTTTCAAAGACGTTCATTATAATTTGTGGGACATCTTGGTTTGAAACTTTAGAAACAGATTGAAAGTTTGTAATGTAGTTTGTAAGTTCAGTCTTTGAAATATCTATAATACAAGATTTACCCTTTAGTGCTTTTGAAATTTCACTTAAGTGGTAATTGGGGTCACCGTCTTCTGGATTTAATGAATCAACCCAACTAACGAGTTGTAAGACCTCATCATCGTTAATAAAACCTTTTACTATTTTATAATCTTCACACCCCATTTATTAAGAAATTCTTTTGGGCCGATTTCTAACTCCATTATTGATAAGTTTTTTTTATTGTAAATCAGCATCATTTTTTCTTCAGAACCTGCCATTGTGCAAAACCAATGAGTTGCAGGTTCTTCTCCTGTTGGTGAACAAGGTATTTTCATAACATTTTTATTTACCCAAGCTTCTCTTACTTGTTCTACCTTATCGTTTTCTGTTAAAATATTTATTCTCATA